GTTTTATATTCGCACATCATGACGACTTGTGCGGTCCGCGAACGCCACGCGGAGATGGGGCCTCCGCCCCAAGGCCAATAGGGGGGTCCTGTGATCGGTACGGCGGTGTCAAGTAAGTCGAACTTGGATCACCGCAATTTGGTCGTACTGAGAACTGGAACAGCCCCGAAACCTAAGTGGTGCACAAGGTTACTTTCCTTGTCACCCCCAATTGCAATGGGATTGCACAATAACGATATCAACACACTGGAACACGCGATTTTGGAGCGTGTGTTTTATGTGAAAATTGATGGGCAGTTTCAAGCTTGCCCGCGCCCCATTCCTGGCCGCATCCAGGAAGCGCTGATGCCGTTCACTCGGGAGTTTCGTAAACACGTTTTCCACGCCGCCCCATTTAGCAAGGAGCAATTCCTTGATACTTATGTGGGCCGTAAGAGGAAAACGTATGAAGAAGCTTTCGAGAGCCTGAACCGCATTGGCGTAAGCGCTTTCGACGCCCGGATCAATGCCTTTGTAAAAGCAGAGAAAACTAACTTCACTGCAAAAGCAAATCCCGTACCTCGTGTTATACAACCCCGACACCCTCGCTACAACGCGCGTGTCGGGCCGTACATTAAGAGGATCGAGAAACTAGTGTTCTCCAACATTGCCCGAATTTTCCACAGTAAGACTGTGATGAAGGGCCTCAACGCCTTAGAGACAGGCAACCAGCTCCGGCGGAAGTGGGATCGTTTTAAGGACCCTGTCGCCATAGCTCTGGATGTCTCAAGGTTTGACCAACACGTGTCACGTGAAGCACTACAGTGGGAACACTCACAGTATCTGCTGTACTTCACTGGCGCGGAACGCACCGACTTGCGGTGGCTTCTGCAAATGCAGGAGGAGAACAAGGGTCGTGGTCGCACATCCGACGGGAGTTTGAAATACTCCGTCGTTGGCAACCGAATGTCTGGTGATATGAACACCGGGCTCGGGAATTGCCTATTGATGTGTGCCATGATTTTTGCCTACCTCCGGCACGCGGGGGTCACGAAGTTTGAGCTAGCCAACAATGGTGACGACTGTAGTCTCATTGTTGAGCGTGCGAGTGTCCCCCTTATTGAGCCAACCATAACACCATGGTTTCTCGATTTGGGGTTTGAGATAGTTGTTGAGGGAGTGACGCACATTTTCGAACAGATCAAATTCTGTCAGTGTCACCCCATCTGGACCCCGTATGGAACCGTCATGGTACGCAATCTCACTGCTGCCATGGCGAAGGACGTTATGAGCCTTCAAGCGCTCACTCGTCCAGCAGACATACTCGGCTGGAGGAAGAACATCGGTGAATGTGGCGCCGCTTTGACTAGCGGTGTACCGATCATGCAACAGTTCTACCAAACGTTGTTACACGACATACCTAGTACTGCGACTAGAAGACCAAACCCTGGTGGGTTGACGGGCATGGACTACATGGCCATGCGGATGGAGGCACGTGTGTTGCCTATACACCATCTTACCCGAGTAGCGTTTTGGCAGGCGTTCGGCCTGACGCCACACCACCAGGAGGCCATTGAGGCACACCTAACGAACATGACGTTTAACACCTCTGTATCGCACAACGTGGCATCGCCCACGGACGCAGAGTGGTTACGCGGCAGTTTGCCCATTTGGCTTATGTAGGGTTGCGATGGACCCTGCGATATTTCCAACCAGGATTATCAAGCAAACAAAACCATCAACACAGCAGCAACTATGAGCGCAAAACAAGCTCCAGTGAAGGCAGGCACTAAACCTGCCAAACCGGCCAAGTCTAAGCGGCAGCGAAAACCCAAACAACCCAAGCAGCAATCGACATCCATGCCGATTGCCCAAGGCAAAAGGATGGGTACACGCGCGCCGGTCATCACCTATTCAAAGCTGGGTGGTGATGCACGCATTACAGTCAAACATCGTGAGTACATCGGTGAGGTTACCTCCGCAGGGACCTCCCTACTCTTTAACACTCAAACTTATGCACTCAATCCCGGCATGACCGCCTCATTCCCATGGGCCAGTCAAATCGGACGCAACTACGAGTCTTATCGCTTCCGCAGGTTTAAGGTGTTGTTCGAAACCGAACAGCCCACTACCACTGCTGGGAGTCTCATGATGGCCATTGACTACGATGCAGCCGACACAACGCCCACTACCAAGGTTCAACTCATGTCCATGCATGGGGCACAACGCGGACCTATCTACGCTGAAACCACTCTGGCCGCCGACGCAAGCGACCTACACAAGTTTGGGACACAGCGTTACATTCGTGGCACGACGCCAACATCACCTTACGACATTAAGACGTATGATGCTGGTAAAATCGTCGTTGCCTCACAGGGTGTGGTTGCCACCGGCGCCACCCTAGGTGAACTTTACTTTGAGTATGAAGTTGATTTCATGACTCCGCAATACCACATTGC